ACGCATTACCCTGTTAACGCTTGACTTGTGGTTAGTCCCTAGTTTTTCAATCAGTCTTATCAGGAAAGAACACAGTTACAAATCAATGCGGGTCGGGCTTTCCGACTGGAAACGCTCTGCGTCTCGTCAACACCGGCAGTACCAACTTTCATTACCTACGCTTTAAGGTTTGCATTTTGCTCTAGTAGCGCGTGTCAGGTTTGGTTTTAGGTTGCACTATGTTTCAAGTTCGCCATTCGCCTTACTAACTTCTCCACTAGCACGCCGCATTGATTTGATGTGAACATCTTACACCCGATCTAACACTCTGTCAAGTACCAATTTGACCATTTTAAGTGAAGATTTGGTTAAGATTTTTTAGGTGTTTTGGGAGATTGCAGTAGCATCGTGGATACTGTTAAATTGTTAAAGTGGGATGCTGGAAACCTAGATCAGACTTTCAGCCCTTGCGTAATCTTCAATGTACTTTGCGAGAATATGCCCATGACATGGATTTGGATTACACCAGCAAATCAATATTAGTGATCCGGTTTGGTGATACGTATGTACCAACGCTAGAAACTGCCTATAAAATGCCCGTTGTCTAGATAGTTGACGCTTCAAGTAAGTCTCATATTCCAGCAAAACTTGATCGCGCATACACTCAGCATCTAAATGGATCGGATTACCAAACACCGATGGGCGGCCTATGTAAATACCGTTACCATGATATGTTCGTTTATTTGCTATTGTTATCATACTGTAATTCTGAATAGATTTTAACTCGTGTTGGGAGTTGTAAAGCGTTTTATCCGCTTTCGGATTACACAACATCCCTAATGTTGCTTTGGATTTGCGTTTGACCCTCTCAGAGCTGTTAAAACCTCTCAGATTTTTATTTCGCACTGCGAACTATTTACAAAAAGCTGCGGCTGGTGGTTCATTGGATTTACAGATTGTCAAAAATCGCGTGTAAAAAGTTTGGGCCGCTAACCTTTTTGGGATGAAAGAAGTTACAGCTTATCACATAAAACCATAAAATTGTCAGAACTGTAATCAGCAAAAATAGGTAGAATACCTTCATGCTTCAAAATATTCGCATGGTTTTCTAACGGGTAATCTGTAATTAGAAACATATTTGGATTATCAAGATACGTTGCATATGTTTTCATTTGCCGTAAAACGTTACCAAGCGTTATATTCTCTTTAGATGTTTTACATTCTATAAGAATATTCAAAAATGTAAAAGCCTCTACAGTACCATCCTGATCATAATATTTTTGCCCCCAGCCATCATGTGCTTCTTGTACGGTATCTCCTTTATGAAATACGCGCATATAGCTATATTTTGCTGTTAACCACACATCTACGAAACCAATAATAAATCCATTTGATCGTGTAATAGGTTGTTCTAGTTTATAATCAGTATGCATTAATGTGTATTTATAATGAGGATTACCAACAGATGGATGTACCAAGTTACCTAATTGATCTAAATGTGTTATCGTAAATATGATCAAATCATCATGCGCGGATTTGTCAGCCCCATTGTCAAATTTCAACATATCAATAAGTGTTGTTTGTTTACCAGTTTGCATTAAATAATCTCCATCGTTTGTAGCTCTTCTAAAGCTGCATTACGTTCAGCGGTTAATTCAGTCGCCTTTAAGTATCGTATCCCAAATATGTACATCTTATTTCCAGTACCGGGTTTGATTGTATATTTAACTTTACGCTCCAATCGTTCTTGAAATTCATGCTTGTCAACGCAATACTCATTGCGCGCTTTGCAGTTCTGTGCATAAACAGTATACAAATCCTTCAAAATACATTTTTCCTTATCACCTTCAATACAATAATCTTCAATAAACGATTGAAGTTTGTCCATTTCTTTGCGGTAACTCTGTGTTGCTCGGTCAATTGCTGGCGGCATACCTAAACCGTTAGCAACCCAATCCAAACACCCCGCTATAGCCCAATTGAGAATACCAGATAATTCAGGATATAGGCGGCGCTCAAAATTCTTAATATCCCCTGGTAGCTTTTTGGCAAATGCAATCAACCGCATCCTACGCCAAATCCCATCGTCTGATCCGATCACCAGTGGTTTATAGTTACCATAAATCCACAGTTTATGCGAAGGATCGAATGAGAATGGATTTTGACGCATGTAGCGGGCTGTTAACCGATCACCTCCGGTTAAATCTTTAATCTTTGCTTCATTCCAACGAACGTTTTTTGATATTTCCGATGCAATTACAAAACGTTTCCCCTGTAGTGCGGCTGTGTCAACAGGGATACCTTCAAATTTTTGAGCCATTAACATTGACGCTGGTGTTTTGTGAGCGTATTCCCCTAACAACTTTTCAATAACCGCAAAGAAGGTTGACTTTCCATTGCCACCAGCACCAAACGCAAAATGTAAACAATCTTCGCCAGTATCACCGGTACATGAATACCCAACCGCACGTTGAATGTATTTGATTAGATCAATATCACCAGAGAACACAGTAGTCAAAAAATCTAACCAACGCGGTGCAACTGCATTTGGATTGTATTCTATATCAATCATTTTCGTGATTAAGTCTGATTGTGTATGCAGCTGTAATTTGCCAGTACGTAGATTGATTGTGCCATTTGCGACATTCATTAGCCATGGATCAATATCAAATAGGTTTGCATCTATACGAACACCTAATAAATCTTTAGTAATTGCTAACATGTTATCAAATGCTTTTCGATTTTGCGTATTGATAGCAAAACGCACCATAGTTTTACGTTTGTCATCGTCGGCAATTGATACCGCAAAATCTAACAACAATCGTACAGTAGTATGAGCTAATCGACTGACATACCCTCCTGTATCACACTGCCAATATTGACCGTTCCAAAATATCCATGTATCCCATTGGCTAACATAGTGTATATGATCCCCAAACAATGCGTGCAACCGCTCTGCATTACCTAAATCGCTTTTCTCGAAACGCTTATCTAGTAAATCAACATTGCTTTTAGGTTTTGGCGGTTTTGGAGCGGCGCGCGGGTTTAATAGACCGTTTCGTTTTGCACTCTCAAATGTTTTATGTGTTTCCCCATTTAACAGCCCAACCGTATGCGCGGCTTCAATTACCGCATACTCAACTGTTTTATCAAGTAGCTCGCCCCCTGCAACTAAGTTATACATTGACGCGGTGTTTTGATAGAATGTTGGATTACGTGATCCGTTTGGCGCGGCTTCAATAGCTGTTACTGCTTTTTTAAGCGCACCTAATCCGTAGGGACTGTCAAACTCTGCAACCCTAACTGCAACCAACGGAACATATTCAGGACTTTTAGTAATGAGATCAGTAATCCAATCAGGACAATCAGCTAATGGGGTATCATCGGGTGTTAACCATTCGTAACATTTTCCGTTTGCGTGCAATGATGGGGGCGCAACTACATATCCCCCATCCCCACGAAAATCAAACCCGTCAATTTTAACCTTGTTTGGTACTTTGAAACCAGGATGCTTAAAGTAAGCGTGTTGCCCATTGCCAGTCCTAACACGGCGCGTATGCGGCAGCCCATTGTTTTCAGCATTGTTGACAATGATCGGACTATCGGCATCGCATACGAATAATTTTGAATGCTCACCAGTTGCAATTCCAATGTTTGCACTAGGCCATTTTTCCCACCAGGCGCGAATGAGATCAGGATCAATTGACGCATTTAATACGCCGTTAGGAATGAGAATTTTATCGTAACAGGGATGTTTTCCAATGTCGGGACAATCATTTGAAAGGTGACATGAGCAGAAAATACCATTTTTGTTTTTAATTGGGTAGTGAATAGGGAAAATATGCAATCCATCGGCAGCATATGCTAACGCGGCATCCAACAAAACATTGCTTGTTAATGGCATAAATCATAAACCCTCTAAATAGTCACGAATATTTTATTTGGTTTTGGGTAAAAGCAAAGCTTGGTGTAACTGATGTTACACACATTCAAACGCGGAATGCTAGAGTAGATTAAACTATTTTAGCTGGTTTTACTTGCTAGATACTTATCTAGTTCTGATCTTGATATTCGGACTGCGCGTCCGATGCGCGTTACCGCTAGTTCTTTTGTCGGTTCCGTAATTAACCGCCTTACTGTACTTAGGCTAACATTCAAGTATTTTGCCGCTTCTAGCACAGTAAGATACGTTTCTCCATTCGTATGTGACATTGGGGTTTTCCTCTCGTCACTGATCGTCGTGTACATATTCCTCCTTTGTTTAATAATTCACAATACATTTTGTGTTCCTAACTATTTCTGACTAGTATAGAATGTTCGTGAATGGTCTAGAATTGCTAGGAGTGTACCACGTACTAAGAACGCTGTCAAGCGATTTACCTTTTAGCGGGTAAAAATGACAAAATATTCATTGTGAAATTTTTAATTAGTTAGAAAGTTAGCCGAGTTAGAAAAAAAAGCTATTAACCTCGCGTAGCTCTGTCTTATAAGGGTAATGGGTAAAAAAAATAACTCGGCTAACTTTCTAACTATGTCATATTGACACTAAGTAAAAAGTTAGTGGAGTTAGTTATTTTTGAAGGTTGGGAGCAGATTTTGATTACTGTAGACGTTAGGCGGATATTAGCTAACTCGTAATAACTATTGACATTTCGTTATGAGAAGAGTACAATGGAGCTGCCAATGTAATTATTTTGTTGAGCCGCTTGTCGGCTCCTGCATTGAGCAAGAAAGTTCTCGACCGATGATTGATTTATCAATCGTTCGTTTTGTGAAACACCCAACACAGCAGGGAAGAGGGCTGCTGTGTTGGGTGTTTGTGTGTTTGGAAAGAAAAAGAAAGGAATTATGATGGTTACTTTTCCTGAGTATACCAGTGAACATGTGTTGGTGCGGCTTGAAGAGCGCGCCAATGGCGACCAGCTCTGGGGATGTGGCGAATGTGGGCACACCCGCCTGATTAATTTTGATCCCCCACCCGCACATCGCAATGAGCTGGTGCAGCGTGGCAATGATTTTGCACGGCATAGTATGGGATCGAGCTGCTCGCCCGAATTGGATGCGGCGGTGCAATTGCGCCTGACTGCACATCCCACGCCAGTACCAGAGGGAACTATGCAACAGCCGTCTGAGAGTCGTGTGTATGGTTCGTGTGGCATTCGTCGGAAGAGCGGCTAGATTGCCTGAGAATGGCTCCCAGGGGGCCTAGTGGCTGTGTTTGGTAGGGTGCCAGAATGAGCTATGAAATTAACGCAACCAGATACGTTAGTCCGAACCATTCGGAACGAACGAAGCCGATTAGTATTATCGTAGTGCATAGCACGGCATCAGATACATTGAAAAGCGCCGCCGAATGGCTGTGTTTGGAAAGTTCGCGGGTTTCAACACATTACATCATTGACGAATTAGGTGGGATTTTTCAGCTTGTGAAGGATAGTGATGTGGCATGGCACGCCGGCAAGGCAAAGTGGGGTAGCGTTAGTGATGTGAATGGGGCTAGTTTGGGGATTGAACTAGTTAACGATAATTCTGGCAAGGATGTGTATGAAGCGGCTCAAATTGCGGCATTGACATGGTTGGTTGAATTTAAGGCGCATCAGTTTGGAATTAAACTTGAAAACATTGTGCGGCATTTGGATGTGGCATTACCGCAAGGTCGCAAAACTGATCCTAAAGGTTTTGATTGGATGGGATTTAAAAAGCATTTGACTCTAGGTTCCGATGAAAGTGTTTGGGCATTGTGGGGTTTAGAGTTTCCGTTGTATCCTGATACGCGGCATTTTGGCATTCCACAAGCATGGTTTAAAAGCGGCGCAAAATTAGGTGAGGCACGATCGCATCCAATTTATGTTGATGATTTGGTAATGCAGATTTTTGAGCGCGGTGTTGTGTTGTATCGTGCTGGAAAATCAAAGGTTGTGCTAGATAGTGATATTGTGTAATGTCGCTTAACCAGAAAAAACTAGCGTTAACAGAAGAAAGAGACGCATATTTTTCGAGATTAACAGAATTAAAACTACACAGAGCAAGAGTTGGTTACAGTACCGATCCTGCTGTGCTAACTGAAATTGACGATATTGAATTAAAGATAGCTCAATTAGATGCTTCAATTGTTGCATTGGATATAGTAGCAGAACAAATGCCTTTGACAGGTACACCAGATAGGCGGATGGATGATCAGCGTTTGCATATTATGGTTGCGACAATCCAAGCAACGGTAGCAGAAATTTCAAACTTGAAAGTGTTTGTGCATAGTGAAGTGAGACGGGTTTATAAAATAATGGCATATATTGGGGCTTTAACGATATTGTTGTTTTTGGGTTTAGCTGTGTTGATTATACTGTCTATTAGAATATGAGAAAGCCTTTAACGAAAACTGATCGGATTGTGTTATTTATTTTGATAGTGATGCTTGTGATTTTTGTAGGCTTGTGTGTTGCGTTTGTAGATGTTGGATGGCAAAAAGCATGGTAAACGGTTTAACACAGCAAATTGTAATAGCGTTAGACGGCATTGCAATTAAAAGGGTACAGGTTGGGGATATAATTAGCGTGAATATCAATTTGAACGGTTCGCATAGGGTTATTAATAAAGTTTATCGTGTTATGGTAGTTGATCGTGTTAATGAACTTGCATCGTGTGTGTTAGAACGTGAAGTTGAAATGCGGGTTTAACGGCCTTGACGAAATTGACGCCTAATAGAATAGAGATGTTTTTGAGTTTTCTTGCTGAAGGAAATACCGTTACAATGTCAGCGCGTGCTATTGGTGTTTCGCGTCAAGCGGCATATCAATATCGCGAATTAGATGATAAGTTTAGGCAAGAATGGGATCATGCGGTTGAAGAGGGTATAGAGGTATTAGAAAACGTTGCTATTACTCGTGCTAAAGATAATAGCGATTTGCTTTTGATGTTTATGTTAAAAGCAAAAAAACCCGATGTTTACAGAGAAAAGATTGAAATCAATGTTAATTGGCGAAACGAACTAAAGCAATTAGGTGTTGATCCAGAGCAACATTTAAGTCAAATGATTGAAAATGCACGGGCTTTACTTGAAGCAAATGCAGAAATAATCGACGTTACCCCTGGTTTGGGTTTAGAAAGTGATGTAGAGAATGTCGGAAGAGCGGAAACAGGTAGATCAGAGGATGACTAATCTAGAACAGACGGTAACGGATTTAGAGGATATTCAGCATACGCACATTGAACTAACGGATTTGCGACGTGCTAAGGTTAATGATAAATTAGAAAGTCTTAATCATAAACTCCATTCACTGTCAAATCTTTATATGGCGATGGAAGAGAAGTTAAATGAGTTGGCAGAATTTTCATCACACATTAAAGAGAGTTTAGATGATCTCCGACAAAGCCTTAAAAGCTTTAGCGATTGAAGCAATACAGATTGCTAAACAGCAATTTGATGCGGATCGCCATGCCGGTCAACCCGAATTGTTGAAGCGTGTTGTAGCGCGTGAAGATTTGTTGCGCTTCACGACCTATACTAAGCCTGATTATGATGTTAACTGGCATCATAAGGCGATTTGTAAGGTTTTGAATGATGTTGTGAGGGGTTTGCTACCGCCGAATGATCCAGATTATCTGTATGATGCGCCAAAACGTGTGATACTTTGCGCGCCCCCACAAACTGGAAAATCAGAACTAGTTTCGCGGCGGCTTCCGGCATATGCCTTTGGCCGCATTCCTGATTTGACTGTGATAGGGACTAGTTACGGCGCTGATTTAGCTTCATTGATGAACAGAGATATTCAACGCATCATTAGTGGTGATGAATATCGTTTGTTGTTCCCGCGCACTAAACTAAATGAAGTTAACATTAGAACAACGGCGCAAGGTCAATACCTTCGTAACAGTGATATTTTCGAGATCGTTAACCACTATGGGCGCTATCGGTCTAGTGGTGTTGGTGGTGGTATTACTGGTATGGGAATGCGTTTGGGTATCATTGATGATCCATTCAAAGATCAAATGGAAGCGCAAAGCGAAACGATTAGAAATAACATTTGGGAATGGTACACAACTACATTCTACACGCGATTAGGGAAAAGTGGCGCAATAGTTATTATGCACACGAGATGGCATGAAGATGATCTAGTAGGACGGCTTTTGGAGTTACAGAAAACCGATCCAAAAGCTGACAAATGGCTAGTTCTCTCGTTTCCTGCAATTTTAGACGATGAAACAACGAAAACAGTGAGCGATCCGCGTGTGTTTGGTGATGCGTTATGGCCTAATCGGTTTTCATTAGAAGCGTTAGCGAAAATTAAGGCAAATGATCCCGATGGTTTTGAAGCGCTTCAACAGCAGCGTCCGGTTAAACCTGGTGGATCGCTATTGCCGCGCGTGATGTTTCAACTCATTGAAGATTGGCAATATTTTCCAGAGATGGTGTTGGTTAGGTATTGGGACAAAGCGGGTACTGAGGGTGCAGGGGCTTACACTGCTGGTGTGTTAATGGCATTTGACCCATTGCGGCGATTTGGGGTTAGCTACATCATTGTTGATATTAAACGTGTTCAGTTTGAAGCATACGCGCGCGAAAAGCTCATTCGGCAAACTGCATTACTTGACGCAAACCTCTATCATAATACTGTTGTCATTTGGCTAGAGCAAGAACCTGGTAGTGGTGGGAAAGAAAGCGCGCAAAACACAACGGTTAACACATTAGATGGGTTTGAAGCATATTCAGAAACCGTTAGCAATCAAGGTGCGAAAGAAATTAGAGCGCATCCGCTATCAATTCAAGTTAAGGCTAGTAACGTAGGATTGGCGCTAGGTGTTTGGAATGAGCCATTTTTACAGGAAGCTGAGAAGTTTCCACGCGGAAAATACA